GGCTATCGCAAGCTGGTGTCGCTCGCCACCACCGCCTCGGGCTGGGTGTCGGAGACGGCCGCGCGGCCGGCGACCGCTTCGCCGCAATTCGCCCAGATCGTGCCGCCCTATGGCGAACTCTACGCCAACCCTTCGGCGACGCAGCAGATGCTCGACGATGCCGCCTTCGATCTCGAAGCCTGGCTCGCCGACGAGATCGCCCGCGAATTCGCCCGCGCCGAGGGCGCCGCCTATGTCGCCGGCAGCGGCAGCAACCAGCCGGCGGGCTTCCTCACCGCCGCGACCAGCCTGGCCGCCGATGGCAGCCGTGGCTTCGGCACGCTGCAATATGTCGCCAGCGGCAATGCCGGCGGCTTCGATGGGGCGCCCGATCTGCACCTCATCGACATGATGATGGCGCTCAAGCCCGGCCACCGCCAGGGTGCGAGCTGGGTGATGAACGCCAATACGCTGGCCTCGATCCGCAAGCTCAAGGACGCGGATGGCTCGTTCCTGTGGCAGCCGGGCCTGGCCGAGGGGCAGCCCGACCGGCTGCTTGGCTATCCGGTGGTCGAGGCCGCGGATATGCCCGATGTCGCGGGCGGCGCCTTCCCGATCGCCTTCGGCAATTTCCGCAACGGCTATCTGATCACCGAGCGCATGGGCACCCGCATCCTGCGCGATCCCTACAGCAACAAGCCCTATGTCAATTTCTACGCGACGCGGCGCGTGGGCGGGCAGGTGCTCGATAGCGAGGCGATCAAGCTGATGAAGATCTCGGCCTGATCGCTCGCGCGCCCGCGCCGTGCTCCCCTCACGGCGCGGGCGCATCTTTTCCTCGATTTCGAAAGGCCGACGACATGCGGCAATTGGTGACGGCGGCGAGCCCGCCGCCCTCGGCGCTGGCCGAGCTCAAGGCCTGGCTCGGCATCACGACCGGGAGCGACGATGCGGCGCTCACCACGCTGCTGGCGACGGCGCTCGAGGTCTGCGGCGATTTTACCGGGCTGGTGCCGCTGCTCTCGGATTGGCGCGAGACGGTGGAGGCCGCGCCGCGGGTCGCGCTGGCGACGCGGCCGGTGCGGGCTGTGTCGGCGGTGCTCGATGCTGCGCAATATGAGGTGGTGCTGACCGCGGATGGTGGCTGCCTGCTGCGGTTTGACGATCCGCCGATCGGGCGGTTGGCAGTCGATCTCTCGGCCGGCCTGGCCGACGATTGGGACGCGCTGCCCGAGGCGATCCGCCACGGCGTGATCCGCCTCGCCGCGCATCAATACCGCCAGCGCGAAAGCGACGGCGCGGCACCGCTGCCGCCCGCCTCGGTCGCGGCGCTATGGCGGCCGTGGCGCGTGATGCGGCTGGGCTGAGGGGACGACGCCATGGAGATTTTGCTGCGCACGGCATTGCTCGCCTGGCTGGCGGGGGATGCCACGCTTGCCGCCGCGATCAACGGCTTCGTCGAGGAGGCCCCCGCCCGAGCGAGCCTGCCGTTCCTCGCCATCGCCGCCAGCGCCAGCGGCGACTGGAGTACCAAGACCGAGACGGGGCGGGAAGTGCGCATCTCGCTGCAACTGACCGCGCGGGGCGATGCGCCCGATACCGCCGCCGATCTGGTGGCGGCGATCGAGGCGCGGCTCGCCACCCTGCCGCGCGCCCAGTCCGCCTTCCGCATCGTCTCGCAGGTCTTTTTGCGCGCGCGGGTGCAGCAGACCGCGCCCGAACGCCGCAGCGCGCTGCTCGAATATCGCTTCCGGCTGATCGCCGCCTGATTTGCAAGGAGAACCCCGATGAATGCCCAATCCGGCGCCGCCTTCCTGCTCAAGATTTCGGACGGCGCTTCGCCGCCCGCCTATCAGACCGTCGCCGGCCTGCGCACCACGCAGCTGGCGATCTCCGGCGAGATGGTGGTCGTCACCAGCAAGGACAGTGGCGGCTGGCGCGACCTGCTCTCGGGGGCGGGGGCGCGGACGGTCTCGGTCAGCGCGGCGGGCATTTTCCTCGGCAGCGCCGCCGAGTTGCAGATCCGCGGCCATGCGCTGGCGGGGACGATCGATGCCTATCGGCTGAGCTTCGAAGATGGGGCGACGCTGTCGGGCGAGTTCCTCGTCTCCAAGCTCGAATATGCCGGCGATTTCAACGGTGAGCGTTCCTATACGCTGAGCCTGGAAAGCTCCGGCCCGGTGGTCGCGGCGTGAGCGCGGCGGCCAATCCCTGGCGCGGCGAGGCGGAGCTGATGGTGCGCGATGTTGCGCGGGTGCTGCGTCCCAGTTTCGCAGCATTGTGCGCGGCGGAGGAGGAGCTCGGGCCGCTCCTCGCTCTGGTCGAGCGGGCCGGGGCGGGGCGGATCACCCTGGTCGAGATCGCCGGCCTGTTCTGGCATTGCTGCGCCGATCGCGCCGATCTTTCCCGCGACGATGTCGGCGAGGCGGTGCTGGCGATCGGCCTCGCCGCCGCGACCCGGCCGCTGCGCGTGATTCTCGCGCAGATCCTCCAGGGCGCGGCATGAGCTGCGGCGCGAGTTTCGGCCCGGGCGCCCGGCACCTCGCCGGGCTGTCGGCGCGGCTGCTCGGCTGGCGGCCGGGCGAATTCTGGGCGGCGACCCCGGCCGAGCTGGCGGCGGTGCTGGCGCCGCCGGGTGCTGCCGCGCCGCTGTCGCGCGGCGAGATGCAGCGATTGATGGAGCGCGAGCATGGCTGACGATTTCGCGGACGATCCCGTTCAGAGCTTCACCCAGGACATGGCGGCGATGCGTGCCAGCATCGACGGCACGCTGACCGCGGGCTTCGTTCAGGCCGGCGACGTGCTCGAACGCAGCCTGGTCGGCGCGGTGGCGAAGGGCAACAGCTCGTTCCTCGACCTGAGGACGGTGGCGCTCAAGGTGATCGACGATATCGCCGCCTCGGCGGCGCAGGGCGTGTTTGGTGGCGGCACCGGCGGGCTTGGCAGCCTGTTGGGCGCGCTGGCTGGCCTGCCCGGCCGCGCCACCGGGGGACCGGTCTCGCCGGGCCAGGCCTATGTCGTGGGCGAGCGCGGGCCTGAACTCTTCGTGCCGACCAGCGCCGGGTCGGTGGCGGCCGGCGGCGGCGCGGTCCCACGCGATGTGCGGGTGACGATCAACCTCAACGCCCCGGCCGGCACCGATCCGGCCCAGGCGCTGCAACGGTCGAGCCGGCAGGTGGCGGCGGCGCTGCGCCGCGCGCTGGCCGCGAACTGAGGCGCGGGCGATGGCATTCTGGCTGGCCAGTGCACACGATGGGCAGGATCGGGACTGGATCCAGCGCTTCGATCCGCGCTTCTGGTCGGTGGATTTCCCGCGGCCGATGATGGCCTCGGTCATCACCACCGCGCCCGATGCGCTGCGGGTCGATGCGGTGTTTATGACCGCGGGCGATCTCGCCGGGCTGATCTGGGCGAGCGCCGATACGCTCGATCACCCGCTGCTCGCCTATGCCGAGGACCGCGATTACCGGCGCACCACGCTCTCCTTCCGCTGGCGATCCGAAGGGGTGATCGCGCTCGATGCGGTGAACGGGCCGACCTTGACCATCGAGGGCCTGGATGCCGAAGGCGGGGTGCGGAGCTGGTATGTGCGGCTGTGGAATTATGCATCGGGCAGCCCGGCGGATTGCACGATCACCTTGCCGTTCTCCTCTCTAGCGGGCGGCTGGACGGGGGACGATCCGGTCTGGCCGGCGGCGATCGAACGGATGTTCGTCTCGCTGGTGGCGCCGGCCTATGTCGCCGGCGGCACGGCGGCGCTGGCCGCGCCGGTCGAGGGCTGGGTCGAGCTGGGCGAGATCCGCTGCACCGGCCAGCGGGCGATGCTGGCGATCGGCGATGTCGTGCTGCCGCCGCATGGGCTGTCGATCGCCACCGCCTATGACGACGGCTGCAACCAGACGCCGGCGCGGCTGATCCGCTCGCTGCGGCAATTGGGCTATCGCGGCAGCGTGCTGCACTATGTCGGCATGAGCCATTACCTCCGGCTCGCGGGCGGCGATGGCGGCTTTCTCGTCGATGCTTCGGGCGATCCGCTGTGCGCTCCGGCGCGGGCCTGGCATTCCGCCCTGCTCGAAGGCTGCGCGGCGGCGGGACTCTCGCCGATCCTTTCGCTGTCCTATGAGGTGCTGGCGCAGCATTGCCCGGCGGCCTGGCAGCAGCGCGCCGGCAATGGCGATCCGGCGCTGACCGGCTGGGTGCCGCCCTCGACCCTGCTTTCGCCCGCCAATGCGGTGGCGATGGCCTGGCTGCAGTCGGTGGCCGCGGCGCTGGCCGGGCTGATGGTCGCGGCGGGCGTGCCGGTGCGCATCCAGATCGGCGAGCCCTGGTGGTGGATCATGGGCGATGGCCGCATCTGCCTGTACGATGATGCCGCGCGCGCGGCGCTCGGCGGGTCGCCGGTGGTCATCGCCGATATGCGCGGTAGCCTCGGCAGCGAGGAATGCGCGCTGCTCGATGCGGCTGGCGCTTGGCTCGCGACATCGACCGCGGCGTTGACCGCGGCCATCAGGGCGATCGAGCCGGCGGCCGAAGTGCTGTTGCTGACCTTTCTGCCGAGCGTGCTCGACCCCGCCATGCCCGAGGCGCGGCGCGCCAATCTGCCGCTCGGCTGGGCCGCTCCGGCCTTCGACCGGCTGCAGATCGAGGATTACGATTGGCTGACCGGCGGCGCCGATGCGCTGCGCCAGGCGGCTTATCAGACGGTGACCGCGCGGCTGGCCTATCCGCTGGCCGAGCAGGACTATCTCGCCGGCTTCGCCAGCGATCCCGGCCAATGGCGGCGGATCGATGCCGGCATCGACGAGGCGCGCGCCCGCATCGGCCATGAGGTCTTCGTCTGGGCGCTGCCGCAGGTGTCGCGCGACGGTTTCACCCGCCTTCCCCCCGCAGGAGACGATAGCGCCATGCAGGCTTTCGACGACATCGCCTTTCCCCTGCCGCTCGGGCTCGATGCCTCGGTGGCGCCCGCCTTCTCGACCAGCATCGCCACCACCGCCTCGGGCTATGAGCGGCGGACCAGCGCCTGGAGCGATGCGCGGCTGTCCTTCGATGTCGGGCCGGGCATCCGTTCGGAGGCGGACCTCGACACGCTGCTCGCCTTTTTCCGCGCCCGGCGCGGCGCGGCGCGCGGGTTCCGCCTGCGCGATCCCAGCGATTTCAGCTCGAATGCGATGCGCGGCGCGCCGACCGCCGGCGACCAGCTGCTCGGGTTGGGCGATGGGACGACTTCGGCCTTCGCGCTGGTCAAAAGTTACGGCGATGGCGATGAGCCGCAATCGCGGCGGATCACCCGGCCGGTGGCGGGTAGCCTGTCGGTCTGCGTCGCCGGCGCGCCGGCCACCGGCTGGACGCTGGAGGCGGGCGGGGTGATCGCCCTGGCCGCCGCGCCCGCCGCCGGCGCGGAGGTACGCGCGGGTTTCCTGTTCGACGTGCCGGTGCGCTTCGCTGCCGACAAGCTCGACATCTCGGGCCATGCCTTCGCCGCCGGCGAGGCGCCGAGCGTGCCGCTGATCGAGGTCCGGGAAGCATCATGAGCCGGGTCTGGTTCGCCGGAGAGCTGGAGACGGTGGCGACCTTCTGGCGCCTCTATCTGACCGGCGGGGTGACGCTCGGCTTCACCACCCATGACCGCGATCTGTGGTTCGAGGGCGTGCTGCATCGCGCCGCGCCGGGAATGGTGCCCTCGGCGGTGCGACGTTCGGGCGACTTCGAGCCCGACAGCGCCGAGGTCCAGGGCGCGATCAGCCATGAAGCGATCGACGAGGCCGATCTCGCCGCCGGGCGCTATGATGGGGCGACGGTGGTAATCGGGCTGGTCGACTGGGTCAGCCTGGAGGCCCAGCCGATCTATCGCGGCGCGATCGGCGCGGTCAGCGATCAGGCGGGCAGCTTTTCCGCCCAGCTCGCCTCGCGCAAGGCCGAGCTCGACCGCGATCCGGTGCCGCGGACCAGCCCGACCTGCCGTGCCGCCTTCTGCGGGCCGGGCTGCGGGCTCTCCGCCGCGCGCTTCACCCATGAGGCGCTGCTGGTGGCGCAGGACGCGGCTGCCAATACCATCACGCTGGACGGCGTCGATCCGGCTTTGCTCGATGGC